TGGTCCGAGCAGAGAAGTTGCGACGCCCGGCGTTGAACCCACCACCCCTGAACGTGAAGCCGATGCTGCCAACGTGGCACGGATAGCAGGTGGCCAACGTGCCCGACACGGAGCGCTTCTCGCACTCGGGGCAGATCACGGAGAGACGCCGAGCGCCCAGGCTGTCCCGTTCCAGTAGGCGGAGCCGGACGGATCGAGGTTGACATACGTCGAGACCGGCCACTTCGTGGTCTGTCCGAGCGCTCCGAGGGCCGACAACTGCGCCAGGTTGGTTGGCACCTTGCATCCTGCCGGGGTGAACGCTCCGGGGTTGCCGGGGACTGCTCCGGTCGGGTTGGCTCCTCCGGCGGGACCGGCGGACTTGGGGTCATCGCCCCACACGTTGTGCGGCAACACCTTGTAGCCGCGGCGGTATTGGCGCGAGTTGTAGCGCACGTGGATCCGCCCGTGGGGCTTGCGCTGCCGATCGAGTCGCATTGTTCCTGAGGCCATCAGGTCACCCCGTCTTCCGAATCCAAGGTGAACCGAACGGCTCACGCAGGCCAAGAGTACTTCCCGGCCGCTTCTCGGCCAGAGGTTCGTCCCCATACAGGTGGCGCTCGAAGAACCCGATCGTCCCCGGACCGGGTTCCTTCTTCGGGTCGTACTCGGCCAGCCACACGTGCTTCAGCATCTGGTTGGCGATCGCCAGGCTGATCACCCGGTCGTCGAACGGTGAGCCCTTCAGCTTCCCGGCGTCGTCACGGACGAAGCCACGCAGTTCGCTCACCGTCGCCTTGTCGTGCAGCTTCACCGACCCCTCGCGCAGGGCCATGTTCAACTCGTCGATCGCCAGCGGCTTGGTGATCTGCGTGGTGCGCCACCCGAGGATGTCGGTCGGCACCGACTTCTTGTAGCGCGGCGAGCGCTGCATGTACAGCGGGTGGTAGCGCTCGCGGTGCAGCGCCTTCAGCGTGGCCAGGCCGTGGTTGTTCGACTCCACCGCGATCAGGGCGTTGTTGTACAGCCGCCCGAGCGGGGCGAGGACGTGGGTGCCGAGCAGGTCCGGGTCGATCCGTCCGTGCCAGTGGGCGACCACTTCGCCGTCTCGGGCGTTGATCACGTGGATGCTGGAGAAGTCGCCGTGCTCCATGCCCTGGGCAGGATCCCCGCCGATGACGTAGCGCCCCTGCTCGGTGGGGAACTGCCACACCTTCAGCGGGCCGTGATGGTCCGGCTGGAACGACAGGCCGCGGTGCTCGTTGAAGAACCCCTCAGCCATCGGATCGGTGACGTGCTGCTTGCGCAGCACCTCGATCGAGAACACCGGACGACCCGACTTCAGGAACGCCTCTTCCTCGTCGGACGGGTACTCCTGGGCGATCTGCCACTCCGGCAGGTCGCGGACCTTGTCCTCGTACCACGCCTTGTCGCGGCCATTGACCCACCACGGGTGGAACATCGCCCGGAACCGGTTGGTCCCTGAGCGTGCTCCGACCCACAGCTGGTGGAACAGGTTGCCCTCGCCGTTGGCCGTGGACAGGGTGATCACCCGGCCACCGACGTCGGCCACCGGCTCGATCGAGGCCCACGCCTCCTCGCTGTTGGGCAGGTAGGCCAACTCGTCGATCACCGCCAGGTACACCGACTCGCCACGAGCAGGGTCCGATGCCGATGGCAGGGACTCCATGTACGACTCGTTGGACAGTTCGATCTTCGTCTGCGTCGTGTTGACGACCGGGCCGCGCTCCTTCATCCACTCGGGCAGGAAGCGGTACGTGTACTTGGCCTTGGCCAACAGCTTGATCGCGTCGCGCTCGGTGCGGCTGAGCATGATGACGACGCGGTCGTCGTAGCCGAACGTCAGCCAGAAGCAGAACACCGAGACCAGGTTGGAGAACCCGATCTGGCGGGCCTTCAGCATGATCGAGTAGCGCGACTCCAGCCACAGCTGAGCCGACTCGCGCTGGGCGTCGAACATCCTGAACTTGATCCGACCGCGCTCGGGGTGCTTGATGTACACGAAGTTGGCGCAGAAGTAGTCGAACGCCACCAGCAGCGCCTCGGTGTCGTACGTCTGCGGGAAGCACTTGCGCCACTCGCGTTCTTCGAGCAGCTGATCCCAGGTGATCTGAGATTCGTCGAGCAGGGTCACGGCAACGGCATCCCCGGCGGGTTGAAGAACGACTGGACGTGGCTGAGGATCATCCCGTCGGTGACCACGCCCTCGTCCCCGCCGGGGTCCGGGTTGTCACCGGCGAGGGCCGAGGCGTAGGCCGCTTCGACGTCCTGTGCGCAGCACACCGACTGGATCACCTCGGTCAGCGGCTCGTGGTGTTCCTGGGCGCAGCACGCGGTGATCCGCCCTTGGAGGGCTTCGTCTTTGAAGCTGGCGTTGATCGTGTTGTAGGACATGGTGCCTCCTAGGGCGTGATCGAGAACTGGACGGACGACAAATCCAAGAACCCGTTGGCCGTACCCGCGGGCGGGGTCAAGGTGCCAGCCGGTCCAGCGATGACGTATGACGTCGCGCCGGGGGTGCCCAACTGGCAGAGGATCGACTGGGCCAGCGGGGGTCGATAGCCAGCAGGAAGGGTCGCGATCGTCTGCCCCGCCGTGCCGCTGCACACGACGCCTCGGAGATACACGATGTCACCGACCATGCGGTACTGACCGACCTGATAACCACCACCGAAGTTCACCCAGGAGTTCTGCAACGTCAGCGCCGTCCACGCCGTCGGGGTGCCGATCGGTGCCGGTGCGGCGTTGTAGATCACCGGACCCATGTCCTCGACATAGAAGCAACTGGGGTCGCTGGTGTACGCGCTGACGGTCACACCTCCGGCGGTGGCAACGACGTCGTACGTCTTGGCCACACCATCGCCAGTGATCTGCCACTCGTAGTACAGCGAAGCGAAGTTCGGTGCGGCAGGCGCAAAGAGGATTGCCGCATCGGCCGTCACACCCACCGCCGCGCTACGCAAGCGCAGCGTCGTGTACGCCGCCGCACCAGTGGACGTCATCGCCCGAATCGCCAGCACGATCCGATAACGACGGCCAGATGCTGGCGTGAACGGGATGACGCTGGTCACCACGGTGCCGCCAGTCGCGATCGTCAGCGGGTTGCCTGCCACCAGCGTGCCGACAGCGACGACGCCCCACGCGCTGTTCCATCGGGCTGTCTCGGCTGACATGCCGGACCCGATGATGTTGACCCAGCTGCCGCCAACCTTGGCCTTCAACACCCCGGCCATCAGGCTGTCACCGAGAAGCTGAGGTTGTTGAGCAGCAAACCCACATTGGTCGTCGGAGCGAACGCAGCGACGTTGCCGTCCACGGTGGCTTCGACGACACCGAACGCCCAGTTGCCGGAAACGACGGTGGCGGTAGCCAACGTCGTCGTCGCTGTCGGCCGGTAGCCGACCGGCAGGGTAAAGATCGGCACGCCGATCGTCCCGAGGTTGATGCGCCCACGCAGTTCCACCTTGTCACCGAGCAGGCGGTACTGGCACGTCTGATGGCTGCCGCCGGAGTTGGCCCATCCGTTGAGCAGCGTCGGTGCCGTCCACACGCTCGACGGCTGGGCGGGCGGGCTGGACGCCAGGGACACCGGGCCGACGTCGTACACGTTGATGACGGCGTTGATGTAGGCGTAGTTCTGCGCCGTCACCGTGCCGGTGCCGCTGCTCCGCTGAAGGGAGACGTACACCTGCTTTGACCCGGCGGTGGTAGCCGAGTAGGTGATGCTCGGCGCGTGCATCACCCTGGTGACCCCCGCCGTCGCCTCGGGTTCGGTGAACAGCACAAGCAAGGTGTCGATGGACGCCCGAACGTAGACCACGTCGGTCGCGACCGTCTTCGCTATCGCCTGACGGATCGTCAGGGCGTACTTGCGCCCAGCCACCGCCGTGAAGGTGCCCGAGTTGACCAACGTCTCGGTCGCAGCGATGCCGGTGTAGTCGGTCGCGTTGGTGATCGTGGCGACGACGCCCCACGCGCTGTTCCACCGGGCCGTGTCCGGCTCGTACAGGTTCGGTTCGTCGGTGTCGTACCACAGTTCGGTCGCCGTGTCGGTCGGCGCAGCCGTGCCGATCCACACCTCGTCGGCTCCTGCGCCGCCTCCGCCGACGGGCACCCATGCTCCGCCGATGCGGGCCTTGATCGTCGGCATCAGGCTGTCACCGAGAACTGGATGGTGTTGAGGTACACGGTCGGGTTGGTCACAGCCCCCGACGAGTAGTCGGCAAGGCTCAGATCGCCACCTGTCGTCAGGTCGGCTCGGACCGTGTAGGACCCGCCGATCCCGGTCTGCATCACACCCAGGGACTGGCGCAGCAACGCCGGTGGGCGGCACCCGACGGGCAGGTTGAAGGGGTTGGTCCCGGTCGTGCCCGACTTGGTGATCGAGCCGCGCACTTCCACCCTGTCTCCGACCAGTCGGTACTGCGCAGCCTGGATGCCGCTGGCTTCGTTGGCCCATCCGTTGAGCAGGGTGAGGTTCGTCCATGCGCTCGACGGCTGGGTGGGCTGCGACCCGAGCGTCACCGGGCCGACGTCCTCGACGTAGAAGTGGCCGTTGCCGGAGTACCCGTACACCCCGAGTCCGGCAGTCCAGTAGGTGGCGAAGCTGTGCGAACCAGCGGACAGCCCGGTGAGGAGCCACTCCAT